AAGGCACTAGGTTAATGCACGTCATAGCTGCATCATCATTTCCTAATTGTGATTCGTATCTTCCTTGGTTATTTATACCAAAGGATGATAGCTCTTCAAAGGTTTTTTCTTCTGTTAAGACTATCTTTTTATTTTGAACCAAGTTTCTAAGTTCTCTTGCGTAAGATTCTTTATTTTCCTTTTGTATCTTAACACCTAGTTTTAGATTTTCGTTAGCGATTGAGTGGCGTGTATGCAAAAATATCTCAGGATAAAATTCTCTATTCTTTGCTACCCTTTCAAATACCACGTTACCCTTAAAGTTTATCTCCATGACTATCTTACAGTTTTCGTGATGATATACATCAAAGACAAGTATCTCTAAAGCTTTTGACATTTCTTCAACGGAAAGGGTGTTAGATCTAAACATCCCAACTTGTCTTAATCTAAAAAAAGCAGTTTCGTCATTCCAGTCTTTTGTCCTACGAGCCATTGCTGGTGACTGCGGTTCTAACTTAAAAATGTTTATCACAGAATAATCTCTACCTACACCGTCTCCTATATCAACAGCAAATACCATACGATCATCTTTTACCGAATAATCAGCAGGATCATAATTAGGGTGCCAGCGAATAGCGGCTGATAGATCAGGGTAATCTAAAAAGTCATCCAGCTCTTTCCACTTGTATTTGCTGCTTACTCTTTTTAGATAAAGAAGGGTTTGTGAAGAAAGAAGTAGTCTAGAACTTGCCAAGAATTGATTACCGTATTCTTGATTAAACAATTCTTCGCTTCCTAAGTTAGCAATTTCACGCTTTCTCCATTCTTCATCCCTACCCGGGACTTGCCACCAATCAACACGAATAGCATTAAAAGCGTTATGTCCTTGGAGCGCTCCTTGATATATCTCGTAAAACAAATTCATTCCGTTAGGGGTAGAACTTATTATCATACGGGATATCTTGGATGAAGATAGTGTAGGGTATATAGAACGGTAAAAAGGGAGCAAGAAGTTAGAATGAATATGCGCAAACTCATCCGCGTATAGCAAATGTATAGTAAAACCGATAGCAGCAGTTTTTGTAGTTGCTTGGGAAAACAATCGATTTCCGTTATCAAACTTCATACCTGTGACTCCTCCGCTCTGTGTACCAGGCTTCATAAAGAAAGGCAAGTTCTTAAGTATGATCTTAATCTTATCAACAATTTCGTTAGTAGTAGCTAGTTTATTGGCTACCACCATAACGTTACGATCATAATGAAAACATAAGTACCAAGCAATAAAAATAGAAGATGTTACTGTCTTACCAATCTGACGCGAAGCTAACATAACATTAAAACGATTTTCTTGGAAATCCTTTAACATTTTTTGTTGATACTCACGTAACTTAATTCTACGAATACCTTCATCGGTCATAGAGAAACAATACTTTTCCCCAAAATAGACTACATCATTAGCGCATTTAGCCATTTCTTCTATTTCTTCACGAGAATACTCAAAGACTATATCCGCTGCTCTTACATTGGTTTGCCCATCATAAAACGGAGAATAGTCGGCAGAAAGCCCGTTATCTATACGATCTATCTCTTCAGCAATTCTTTTACTGTTCCAAACTTTCCCCTTCGCCATCTTTATTGTTTTTTACATTTGCTTCAGCTCTAGTTTCAGGAATAGCTTGTCGTATTACATCCATTAGATTTTTAGTCCCTCTAAACTGTGTTCCTTTGGAATCATCTTCTACTTCATAGTCACCTGGCCCCAATAAAGAAGGTTCCTCTGCTTTCTTAATTCTATAGTCATCTTTTAGATTTTTATAGTTTTGCTCCATGATAACCATAAACTGGGCAAGATGCTTAACGATTTCCATTTTTGACCTTTGCAGAGATGATAAGACTTCAAAAGTTCTAGGATGTGTATTCCCATTATCAATTTCTTCAAGCAATTTAATGATAGCATGCTCTGCTGTTTTCATTTGAAACAACAAGTTAGACACGGTTATCTTATCAACAGAATTCTTTTGCCTTACATAAGCAATTTCCTGTATGATATTCTTGTCTAGATAAAACTCCGCAATAGAATCTACTATCCCATTTGCTGTATCGTCGGAATTGGTTTTTACTTCTTCGTAATTCAAAAAAGTTGATGCGCTTCTTTGCGGTAAGATAGTCTGGGCTTGTTGCACAAGGTGGGACATGTCAGAAACATCTTGACTTATTAGACGTTCCAGCTCATCTTTTAATTCCATTTCCCGTTTTCTTTCTTCTGACGGTTTTCTCATATTATTTAGTTTTTCCTACCCAAGGTAAAGTTAGACGAGGCACTGCATTATCTACAATGATAGCATACTGCGTATCTTTAACAATTGTTTGATTTAGTATATTTATCTGTTTCACTAAATCAGTCTCTATCTTATCAAATAGCCTAATGTTTGTATAAACTATATTGCTGGCTGGTAAGTAGTAATTAACGTTAGCGGAACGATCTTTTGCCGGAGCTGTCTTTGCTTGTGAAAAGATATTTTCCAAGTCAGAGGTTTGCATAGGTGTAACATCAGTATCTGACCATTTTCTAATCCACATATCTAAAGATACTTGCTGTAAATCATTACTTACATTAAAGAAGAAAGCATACCAAGAATCTTCTATCATATCATTGGGTAGAATAAATAGAAATTCTTTAGCAGGTTCAGTGAATAAGATAAACCTGTTAGCCCATAAAGATAGTTTCCATCCGCCGCTAGTTGTTTCATCATATCCGCTAAGTAAGACTGATTCATATGTAGGTTCTAGGTAGTATCCCGAGGATATTGAAGGGCTTGCCCATCCACTGTAATGCGCATCTAAAAATGATATGATATCATTATTTACAATCATTTCTACCATAAAAGTTCCAGGCGGAGGGTTTAGAACATAGCTGTTAAATGTTCCATATAGAGTTAGCCCATTAAACCTGGTTATCTTTAACTTATCACCTACTTGGTAATTACGTTTGGCTGTTATTAAAAATCTTACCACTGTACCTATGGGAGTAGAAGGAAATTTTGTTATGGATCCACGGACAGGATCCTTAGGTAGAGTAAGTTTAGGTTTTATTGGTTTTACCCAACCGCTAACAGCTCTTTCAGTCTTTATGATTTTAGTAACTTCTTTAGTTTCTAAAGACCCTTCACAAACTGGCTCAAGATCGGTTACTTCTATTTCTTTAGGAAAATCGTTTAATGCTCTATATGTAACCGCAGTAGGGTTATCTTTAATTGAAAAGATAGATCTTAAATCATATTGAGATTCTGATAAAGTTAGATTAAAGTTTTTAAGAGGTACTTGTGATATCACAAGATTATCTTCCACGGTTAGTCTTATAGGATCGTAATCTCTTGAACCTATCTTGGGGTCAAACTGCTGAGGCTTGGTTACTTTTATTTCGTCTTCTTTAACTTCTTCCCCAAATCTTTCTTCTGCTGTAAATGATATTGCATCTAAGCCGTCGCGTAAATCTTGAGGTTCGTATCTATTTGATTTAGGCGCATACTTCTTAAGTGAAACTTTCCAATATACTTCTCTTTGCATAATATCTTTCCAGAGATAAGAACTCTCAACTTCATATATACGATTGGTTAAAGGAAAATAGATTATGTCTCTTTTTTGAGGGGCTGTGCCTACACCAAACACTTCCTCAAAGTAAGCCTTGACGATATGCACTTCAAAAGGCATTTCAAAGTCAAGACCCATAGGATTAAATGTTATCTTACTGTCCGGGAATTCATTATTAGGAACCAGTAGCTTAACACAGCAAGGATCGTCTACATCATAAAGAGTCCATTCATGTAAGGTAAAATCTTTACCTATTGCCATAGGAACAGTTCTAGCATACATTACATCATGCCCAAATAACTTATTGATGGTATATGATAGTTCTTTATAGAGAACCACCGCAGGATTTACCTGATATGGTCTGAAAGAAAAGTTTTCAATTTTAGTAAGATTACTTATGTTACCCTTTTCGGAAACTAACATAGGAGGGCGATAACCCCAAAACTTGTCTTCAGCTTCTGGAGCTTGAGCGTATTCCAGAGAAACATCGTTAATAGTTATTGGACCGCCCGCAAGCAAAGTATACCGAAAGTCAACATATAGAGTATCGTTGGGATCTAATTTAATAGCTCCTAAGTTTGCGCCATCTAAATCAATCCAAGAGCCGCGGACAAGATTGGTTTTGCCCCAACGAAATTCTTTTTTAAGGGTTCCGGCTCCTGTTATGTCTTCATCCCATCCAGTCAATGCCGTAACAAAATGTAAAGGTTCTTGTTGTGTTATCTTAACAAAATCTCCTGGGTGAGTAAGAACAGCTTGGTATGACATGTGTAGGAATAGATACTTTTTCTATATATCCTACTTATATCTACTGTTGTGTTAGAGATTCAAAACTTTTTAACTCTTGGATTGTACTTTCAGGTAGTAGAGTTAGTGCATCATCAATATCTCTACGAGAAAGCTGGTATGTTTCGCAATACTTGCGAATGATTTCATCACTCACAGGTTGCTGTGCTTTTTTCTTTTCTTTTTCTTTTCGCGTAGAGACGTACATCCACTTAGGAGTTCTGCTGTATTTTTGACTAAGTAAAGTTTGCCAAAAAGATACAGCTTGCCCTCCGTTAATTTTTATATGATTAAAAGCGGAAGCCTGCACGGGAAAAGCAATACTGCATAGACGATTAACCATAAAGAAATGTTTACCCCGTTCATGCATTTTTGTTTTCTTAAATTCGGCAGGTTTGGCTACCATACCATTGATAAACTCAAATAGGTCACTCATATAGATTTATATTCTAAAAGGTCAAGATAGTTTTTAACACGAGCAGCTTCTTCATAGTATTCGTTCTCTACGAACCATTTCAAAGCTACATTTAAGCTGTCAAGCATTTCCGATTGATGCAAAAGTATTTCGGCAAAGGGTAATACATCCAGTTTATTTTTGTAAAACTCAAAAAGAACAAGTTCTTCTATGTCTTTATTTTTTATCATTTCATGCACACCGTCTAATGCAGCTGCATGTATTTTACCTTCGTTTTCTTGACCCCATACTATAAGTTCTTCGGGATCATGACTAACAATAACTTTAATAGGTTCCATGTTAAAATTTGAATTGTGAAAATATGTCAGCCTCAAAGGTGCGACCCCCGCTGATAAATCGCGTTCCTTCGAGTATATGGTTCATATCATATTGTTGAGCGGAAAGTTCTCGGTTTTCTTTTGATGACTCGTAAGCAGTTTCAAAAGCTGCTTGTATATCAGATGGTATAATTCTGGTGTCAAGATAAACCAGTTTTAGATTACGTTCTAGTCTGCTCTTAATTGCGTCAGTTGGAGCAATTTGCTTACAAGTTGCATTAATAGCATTGGCAATTTCTTGAGCACGATTAGGTAACTCAATGACATCATCAATAGGTAGTGTCATGTTTACGATCTCGTACATACGAGCAGCTTTGGAAGGTGTCACTCGGTATGTCCGCCCTTTATTTTCCCATGTCCATACAGGAGGGACTGCATCACCAGCATCGCCTATAATAA